TTCTGCAGGGGTCCGTTGTTGACTTTGATGCCGTTCCAGAAAAACTTGAAGGTGGCGGTCATGGCTGGCGATGAGTGGTGGAACCTCTCGGCTCCGATGTCCATACTGTAGCGCATCCGTTACGCCACACCACCCCCGCAGCCGACCAGTTCACGCAACGTCACAGTCCGTCCGTTGACTGCCGGAACCCCACCCGTCGGCCATGCCCTCCGAACACGTCGTGCAGCAGCAGGTCCTGGCCCAGTTCGGCTCAGGCCCGGTCCGGCTCTGGCGCAACAACGTCGGCACCGGCTGGGCAGGCGCCGCCACCCGCGTCACCGCCGGGAACCTTTCCGCGCTGGCCCATTCCCTCCGCCCGGGTGACGTGGTGATCCGTGGCGGCCGACCGCTGCATGCCGGCCTATGTGTCGGCAGCTCCGACCTGATCGGTTACCGCCGCGTCGGCGACCTGGCCCAGTTCGTGGCCCTTGAGGTGAAATCCGCCACCGGCAGGCCCACCCCCCAGCAGACCGCATTTCTCAACCACATCACCGCCGCTGGTGGGTGCGCCGGAATCGTGCGCAGCGTGGAGGACGCGAGAGAAATACTGCGAACGGGTGCGAAACCGGAACCCATCCGCTAGGATTCTGGCATCCAACCGCTCGACGCCATGGCCGACCACACCAGCTCAGCGCTCACTGCGCCGAGCGCCACACCACCCCTGAGCCTGCAGGTCCAGTCAGTAGATGACCTGGCCCGCTTGGCCCGGGTGTTCGCTGCCAGCGGCTTGTTTGGCCGCAACGGCAACCAAGAAACGCAGATCGCCGAGTGCGCCATTCGGCTCATGGCCGGCATGGAGGCAGGGTTTTCCCCGTTCGCCTCCGCCACCGGCGTCCACATCATCAACGGCCGGCCGGCGTTCAGCTCCAACCTGCTGGCCCAGGCCGTGCGCCGGCATCCGGTGTACGACTACCGGGTGCTGGAGAAATCGGCCAAGGCCTGCCGGATCCGGTTCCTCGCCAACGGCGAAGAGATGGGCGTGGAGACCTTCACCATCGAGATGGCTGAGCGTGCCGGCCTCCTGAAGAACCCCACGTGGAAGGCCTACCCCGAGGCCATGCTGTTCAGCCGCGCCCTCACGGCCGGGATGCGCACGCATTGCCCCGACGCCCTCGGCGGCCACACGGCCTACACCCCCGACGAGATCGGCGGGGAGGTGGTGCCGGTGACTGTGACTGAGGACGTCTCTGATCCCGCCGCCGCCCTGCCGCATGCTCAGCAGGTCTGCGATGCCGCCGGCCTGACCTCAGACGGCGTGATGGCGTTCTGCCTGATGGTCAGCAGCGGGAAGATCGCCGCGCTGGCGGACCTGCCGGCGAAGGTGCTCGACCGGATCATCCAACAGGGGATCTCCGCCGAGACCGTCGCCAAGTGCAACGGCCCAGCCGCCGAGCCCGACCCCGACCCAACCGAAGACCCCGACGATCTGCCCGCCGCCTGGTCTGCGTGACCTGGTGGGCTGCATAACCGGAACCTAACCCCACACCATGAACGAACTCCTCGCGCAACTCCTGCGCGCCAGCCAGCACCGATTCATTGGCCGGCTTGGCAAGGACCCAGAAACCAAGTATTTCCAGAGCGGCAACAGCGTCACCACCTGCCGCATTGCCATCAACAAGCCCGGCGCCAAACGTGACGACGGCCAGGAGCCCGACTGGTTCAAGGTCGAGGCCTGGGGCGAGTCAGGCGTGACCCTCGCCGACACGGTGAAGAAAGGCGATCTGCTCGACGTGTCCGGCCGGGTGAAGACCGAGACCTGGACCGGTCAAGACGGCCAGCAGCGCAGCCAGCTGACCATCACCGCCGACGCCTGGACCCGCGTCGGCCAGCCGCAGCAGCAGGCGTCTGCGCCGGCCCCAACCCCTGCGCCAGCCACCCCCGCCAAGACCCAGCCCGACTGGACCAGCTCCAACGCGATGCCCTTCTGACCCATGCAGATCACCGACATCCGCCAGCAGCTCGACACCCTGCTAGCCCGAATCGAAACCGACCAACAGGCCCTCGCCGCCGAACAGGCCGCCGTCGCCCGTGCCACCGAGGCGCTGCACGAATCCCCGGCGCTGCAGGCTGCCCTATCCCAGGGCCAGGAGCTGATGCGCGGCCGGGTGGTTGCGCTGATCGACCACCAGCTGGGGATGCTCAGGGAATCGCCCACGGCGGTGGTGCTGCGGGCGTTGCGGCAGCAGGTGAGGGAGGTGTCCCAGTGAGCGCCGAACTCTCATTGCTGCTCGGCTCCATTGTCGGCGGCACCGGTGCCCTGCTGTCGTACTGGGCTGGCTGGCGGGCAAGGGGCGACGTGATGCGGATCAGGGGCGGCGTGCTTGGCCGGCCACCGCTGATCTTCAACGAAGGCCCCACCCAACGCGGCAACGGCAACGGCGGGCCCACCACGCCCAAGCCTCAATTTCCACCCCCACAGCGCATTCGGGAGGACTTTCTGCCATGACCCTCTGCATCCTCGCCGGCATGGTCGAGATCATCGCCGTGCTGTCGATCGTCGGCACCGCCACCCTGGCCACGTCGCTGTGGTGGGCGCTGTGTGAGCGGTTGGCGGGGGAGGTGGAGCCATGACCTGGTACGTCCCACCCGCGATCGTCGCCGCACTGCGCGGCTACCAGCCCTCCGCCGGCACTGGCGGGTTCCTGCTGCAGGCGCCAGCCGGTGAGCTGGTGCTGGCCGATCCGCCGTTCAGTGTGGAGGCCAGCCGTGTTCAACCCTGACTTTTACCCCACGCCGCCGGAAGTGGCGGCCACCATGCTCGACCCACTCGACCTGCGCGGCCGGGTGGTGGTGGAGCCTTCCGCCGGCTCGGGCAATTTGGTGAGCGAGTGCTTGGCCCGCGGCGCCGAGGAGGTGGTCTGGTGCGAGCGAGAGGAGAAGCTGCGGCAGATGCTCGCAGGCATCACCGGGGCCACGCCGCTGCTCGGCTGCGAAGACTTCCTGCTGATCACCGCCGACCAGATCAGCCACGCCGATCTGATCGTGATGAACCCGCCGTTCTCGGCCGATGAGCGGCACATCCTGCACGCCTGGGAGATCGCCCCGCCAGGCTGCGAGATCGTCGCGCTGGCCAACTGGAACACGGTCTGCGATGAGTACGTGCACCGCCTCACGCAGCGCACCGGAAGCGGCCTGAAGAAGCAGCTTGCCAAGCTGATCGAGGCCTACGGCAGCAAGGAACACCTGGGCGAGTGCTTCAGCACCGCCGAGCGTCCAACACGTGTCAGCGTCGGCATGGTTCGTTTGACACGACCTGGCCAACGTGTAAGCGGGGCTGATGAGTTCGATGGCTTCTACCTGGGCCCGGACGACATCGAGGCCCAAGGCGAGGGGCTGATCCCCTACCGCCGCAGCCGGGACATCGTGCAGCGCTACGTGGAGGCCTGCAAGATCTTCGATGAGCAGGTGGCCGCAGGCACCAGGCTGCGGGGTGTGCTGGATGGATTCTTCGGCCAGGAGCTGGGCTTACAGGTGACCGTCGAAGGTGCGCCGGTGACCCGCAACCGGTTCCGCAAGGATCTGCAGAAGCAGGCATGGAAGCACGTCTTCGATGAGTTCCTGCCGCAGCAGATGGCCACCAGCCAGCTGGCCAAGGACATCAACAGATTCGTGGAGGAGCAGTCGAAGATCCCGTTCACCGAGCGGAACATCTACCGGATGCTCCAGATCGTCGCCGGCACCCAGGAGCAGCGGATTGACCGGGCGGTGGAAGAAGCCGTCGATTCGATCACTCGCCACACGGTGGAGAATCGCTACGGCGTGGAAGGCTGGGTGACGAACTCGGGCTACATGCTGAACAAGCGATTCATCCGGCCGTACATGGCCGAACTGGCGTACAGCAACCCGCGCAAGGTGCGGATCAGGAGCCACGGCGGCCAGTGGGATGAGATCCAGGATCTGATCAAGGCGCTGTGTTTCATCACCGGTCGGGCCATTGAGGAGGTGCGCCTGCCGGAGCGATTCAGCGAGAACCAGTATTGGCCAGGCGACTGGCACGACTGGGGATTCTTCCTGTTTCGCCCCTACAAGAAAGGCACCGTGCATTTCGAGTTCAAGGATCAGGAGGTGTGGGCGGCCTTAAACGCCCGCTATGCCCGCATCAAGGGCCAGGTGCTGCCCGAACAGCAGCGCCGGCCGAAGCAGCGCAGGCGGCAGGGGGTGGCCCCATGACCGAAACCCGCCGCCTAACCCTCATCCTCACCCTCCCCGAGATCGAGGCCCTTCGCCGCCAGCTCCGGCCTGGCGAGGGGATGAACGATCTGCTCCGGCGGATCGTGAACGACCGGATCCATTCCACTGCATCATCACGATGAGCACCACCACCAGTCGCATCCCCCTGGCCCAGGCCGAGGCCATTGCCGTGGGAGTGATGGAGCAGCTTGACCCGCACTGCGAGGTGATCAGCCTCGCCGGCAGCATCCGACGGCAGCGGCCCACGATCGGCGACATCGAGATCGTCTGCGTGCCGAAGCCCTACGACGCCTCGCCCCTGTTCGCCAGCGGCATCGCCACGGTGGTGAACCAGTGGGAGAAGGTGCGGGGGGAGCTCCCATGCAAGTACACGCAGCGGATACTGCCCGAGGGCATCAAGCTCGACCTGTTCATGGTCGAGGCTGATGGCTACGGCCTGCAGCGGGCGATCCGCACTGGCTCCGCAGAGTGGAGCCGCCAGGTGCTGGCCCGGGCCTGGGTGCGGGCTGGCTACCACTCCGAAGGCGGTCTGCTTCGGCGCGCCGACGGATCGGTGGTGCCAGTGCGCACCGAGCCAGAGCTGTTCCGCCTGATTGGCCTGGCCTGGGCGGACCCTCGTGACCGGGAGGTGGCCTGACCTCTTCCCCAGCGACCGGATCCATTCCACTGCACCATCACGATGAGCTACGCAACCCGAACTACTGAAGTTGTCATCTATGACGCCGACGCCCCTGATGGCCCGTTTTCTGACGTGGCGCTCAGGCTGGTACTGGTGCCCGACAGTGGCGACGAATGCCTAGAGCTGCACTACGGGGAGACCGAGATCCCTGTCAGCGTCGAAGAGCTGGAAGTGCTGGCCGCCGCGGCCAAACAGCTGCTGCATGGTGAGGGCGGCCGATGATTCTGTATCACGCAACCACCCCGAGGAAAGCCAAGCTGTATCGCGAGACCGGACACATTATCGCCCCAGTCCGTGGATTCACCAGTCTTCAAGCTGCCATGGCATGGGCCATAAAAGTTGGCCGGACCGTGATCTATCAGTTCGATGCAGATCACCCGCACAAGCTACCGGACCACCACAACGCTTATGGCGAAGCGTGGTGGAACGATGGCCACGTCTACGACTTCAAGTGCGTGTTCTCTGCTGATTCCGACGCTTAATCCGATGACCATTCAGTACCGCTACAAACTGCCAATTCGCGAGACCTATTATTGGGCTACCCAGAGCTTCGGCATCGAGCCCTACAACGTCGAAACCGGACGCAAGGCAGGCAAGGCGATAGTGCGCCTAGTGATGCACACCCATGTACCGGGATCTGACGCCGAGGCCATGGCCGTGGCTGACAAGATCACCGAGAGGCTCAATGCCGGCGGCACTTACGGAGGCCCCAAGACTCTGCACTTTGACCGGAACCGCAAGAACACCCCTCAATCAGTGGAGGGCTACTTCTGATGACTATTCAACTCACCACCCCCACCCAGCAGGCCATGGCCCGCATTGCCACCGCGCCCGCCACCAGCGAGCAGGCCCGGCCCACACCAACACCCTCCACCCGGTTATCCCTCGCCGCCTGCCCCATGCCGGCCCGGTGCTCTGA